GGAAGAGGAAGAGAACACGACCCAAGAAAAGCACTTGATGAATTTGAGCAATGGCTCAGAGAAGAAGTTAATAAATACAACGGATAAGTATGGCGATTTATATAGATAGTATCATAGTCACCGCTGACGCAAGTGTAGAGCCTGTGAGCCGCACACAAGCTAAAGATTGGATGAGAATAACCTATAATACTGACGATACTTTGATTGATGAACTTATTACAAGCTCAAGAAAGCATTTGGAGAAACTAACTGGCTTATCACTTGTAAATAAGACAATTAAGAGTTATATTGAGCTAACTGGTGAAGTGCCAGCAGTTTGGATGGTGGATTTGCCATACGGACCACTTGGTTGTGTTGACTTGGTAAGATATAAGAGTGGCATAAACTTATGGGACACATTGGATGTGAATGAGGACTACGAGAAGATTGGTAACAAGTTGTGGTTCTATATGGGCGGAACTTATGAGATTACTTACCAAGCTGGGTATGGTAGCATCCCAGCAGACTTGGAGAACGACATTCTAACCCTTGTGGCTTGGATGTACGAGAACAGAGGTAAGAAGATGAACGCTGATCCTAAGCAAAGTATATCACAATATCCTTTCTGGGACGGTCTTAATTATCATCAATATAAAAAAGTAGTTATATAATGGCTAATAACAAAGTTAATATGACTGCTTTTAATAAATCTATGATTAGCATAGAAAAAGCATTTATTCAAAGACTTGATAAGATTGAGAAGGCATTTAAAGAAACTATGATAAAAATGGAGTCAGAGGCACTTGCTGCTGCTCCAGTTGAGGATGGAAGATTATATAGTTCTATAAACTATAAAGAAGTTGGTAAATTGTCTTATGAATTAAGAGCTGACGCACCTTATGCCGCTTACGTAGAATTTGGTACTGGAGAATATTATACAAGAGATTATCCAGGTAAAAATGATGAGTATTTTAGTGGCATAGCAAGTAAGTTTATTAAAACTAAGCAAGGAAAAACACCAGCAAATCCATTTTTCTATCCAACTGTGACTAAAAACATACCAAAACTGAAAAATAAAATAGAAAAAATACTAAGCAAAAATGCTTGATTGTAGTAACAACGTGAGAGTGATTTATGTAAATGCCTTAAATGGCAATTTATCTTACAATGGAAAGGATGTGCCAGTGTACGGACAAACTCCATTTGATACTACACCACAAAACTACGTAGTAATAGGTAATATAACTGAGACAAGCGATAATACCAACCATTCATTTGGCAATACAGTAGAAGTAGTGGTTGATATATTTAGTGAACAATATAGAATAAATGACTTAGGAGTGGTTGATAATATTGCTTCACAAATTTTAAATATACTTATACCTGACACTCAGGTAGATGGATTTGATGATGCTAATTTTGAGGTTTTCCCTATTGGCAGATCAAGTTCAAGATACTTACCATTGCAAGATGGTGATAATTATGTAGCAAGAAAAATTATAACAATAAACAATTTAGTAAATCAAAAATAGAAAACAATGGCACAAGTATTAGGTAGTTTACAAAACATTGAGATTGATGTAGCTAATGGCACATCTTATAAAAATCTTGTATGTTTGCGTACATCATCAGTTAACACAACTATGGACTCAACAGTTGAACAAACAAACTGTGGAGTATTAACAAGTGTATCAGAGCCTCAGATGAGTCTTGACTTTGATGCAATCTGCGAAACTTCTCCAAGCATTTCTCAAGTATCTTATGATGATTTGTTAACTGCAATGGCAAACAAAAGTCTTGTTGCAGTAAGAGTACAAAACCCAGCCGTAACAGGTTCATCTGCTGGTGCAGCTTATTATCATAAGTTTAGTGGTTATATCACTGATCTTACTTGGAATCAATCTACTACTGAATTTATCAACTTCTCTGGAACAATTCAATCAACTGGCACTTTGGATGTTGACCCAGCATAAACTAACTTATGAACTATACTACTATTACTATTAACGACCAAAAGGTCGGACTTAAATTTGGGATGGCTTCATTTAGGTACTTATCTGATAAGTTTAAAGATGGCATCTCTTTCGAAAATGGCGAATTAAATGAGATTGGAGTAGCGCACTTGGTTTATAGTGGTTACTATAATAACTGCCTTGTAAAAGGTGTTTTGCCAGAACTTACATTTGAAAACTTAGTAGATTATGTTGAGGCTAATATAATGAAGAATGAGTTTTTAGAAGAACTCAAAGGCATTATAAAAGTTTGGGGTGAGAGTGATATGATTAAAAGCAATGTTGCTCAAACTCAAGAATTAGATGATAAGGCAAAAAAAAAGAGTTCACGTGGGAGGAAATAGAGGCTTACGCATTCGGTGAGTTGCAACTTCTTCCACGTGATTTCTTTGATATGAGTCCACGACATTTTTCTCTTATGCTGAAAGGCTATAATGAGAAGAAGGTGGATAATTATAAGCAGACAAGACTATTGATGTTTACAATGGTGCGTCTAATGGGAGACCCTAAGACTGCACCAAAAACACCAGAGGCTTTGTGGGAATTACCAGGTGATGAGGTTAAGAAGCCTTCTGATGAAGAATATAGAGAAGTCTTTAATAGATTAACAAAATGGCAGAAAACATAAATGCATTAATATTACCTATTGGAGCTGATCCTAGTCAGTTTGATAAATCTATTAAAGATGTTAAAAATGCATACAAAAGTTTAAAGCAAGAAATAGATAAAACTCCTTTTAATTTAGTTAAGCCAGAACAAATTGAGCAATTAAGAGGATTAGAAAGAACTTTTGAGCAGTTACAAGGTACAGTTAATAAAACTAATTTTAATCAGTTTAATACTGGCTCAAAAGATGCAAGAACTGCTACAACAAACCTAAACCTTGCCTTACAAGATTTACCATTTGGATTTATTGGTATTCAAAATAACCTACCAGGTTTATTTAGTGCATTTAATAGATTAAGAGAAGAGAGCAAAGGTACTACTGGTGCTATTACTGCAATGATAAATGAGTTAAAAGGACCAGCTGGTCTTTTTTTGGCATTTACTGCTGCAACAACAGTAACTACTATACTTATTCAAAAATTTGGTAGTTTAACTAATGCTTATGATGCTTTATTCACAAGCACATCAAATGCTACAATAGCTCAAAGAAATTATAATAAAGAATTAAAAGAAGGTGTTAAGAATTTAGGTGGTGAGATTTCTAAAGTAGATTTATTAGCAAAAGGAATTGCTAATGAAAATCTATCAAGAGAAGAAAGGCTTAGTTATTTTTATCAAGCCAAAAAAGAATTACCAGATTTATTAGCTGGTCTTAATGAGGAAAATGTACTTACTAAAAATGGTATAAAAACTTTACAAGCTAATGCTGCTGCACGTAAATCATTTTTAGATTTACAAGTCAAGCAACAAGCTATTGGTAAGGTATTAAATGATAATTATTCGGAAGAGTTTGATATACAAGCTAAATTAGTAGAGCAGCAAAATAAAAGAGATAGGTCTTTAAAGGTAATTAATGAAACTCAAGCTGATTTAAATAAAACGACAGACCCAGAATTAATTAAACTATATAATTCTGCCTTAAAACAAGCACAAAAAGAATTTAATGCTTCAGTAATTTCAATTAGCGATTATAATGAAAAATTAGGTTTATTACAAATTACCCAATCTCAATATAGTGATGATTTAGATGGCATTATAAAAGGTTCTGGAGAATATAATAAAAGAGTAGAAAGGCTAACAGAAGGTTTAAAAAATGAGGAAAAAGCAGCAACTAAAGCTGCTGATGCTGCAAGAAAATTAGCAGCAGCAAGGGCGGAGCAATTTAAATTTGCTGGTGATATTAGGTCATTAAGAAATCAAGACTTTTTAGATTTTGACCCTACATTAAAGCCTATTAAGAAAGTAGATGTAAAGGCATATATTGAATCTTTTACTAAATCACTACAACAACTTCCTGGAACAAATATAGACCCATTAATAGAAGGTTTATTTCCAGAAGAACAATTTAAAAAACTATCTGAGGCTTGGGGAAAAATAAATAAAGATACTGCGCCAAAGTTAGAAGAGTTTAAGAATCAAATTAGGGATGCATTAATAAATAAAGAATTATCTACTGGTGTAAAAACAACTTATGATGATGTTGAAAAAGCTATTTCTGATGCAATTACAAAATTGCAATTATTAATTTCTTCTGATGCTGGAATAACACAAAGATTTAATGATGCCATATTAAAAGGCGCTAATGCATTTGCTGATTTAAAAAACAAAGCATCTGAGTTTGATAAACTAAAATCAAATATTGAATCAAATTTAACAAAACCATTTAGAGACTTTTTTGATGATTTATTAACAAATGGTAAGGTATCGTTTGATAGTTTTGCTGAACTTGCAAAAGACGCTTTAAAAAGAATAGCGGCACAAGTTATTGCTACTGGTTTAGCACAACTAATTGCAAGTCTTTTAAACCCAGCTGGAGCTGCTGCATCAGCAACAGTTGCAGCAACTAAAGGTGGTGGTATATTTGATATATTTAAAAATATACTTGGTATAAAAAGTATAGCAACACCATCATTTGGTGGTGTTGGTGGAGGACCAATGCAAATGGCTGGTGCGGTTAATTTACAATTAAGAGGAAGTGATTTGGTTGCATCTATAAATAGAACTAATACAACAATCAATAGAGTTGGCTAAAGCATTAAAATATAGAGTAGAGTTTTATAGCAAAGAAGGAACTTTGTGCCAAGTTGATTTTCTATATGAAGGTTATACTGCTGGTATAGTATATTATTTAGATGGAGGTGCAAGACCTTTTGTATTAAGGGAATTTAATACTGATGATAATTTATTTAAAGGAATTAGACCGTTTCTTGCTGAAATACAGATTGTAACAAATTCATCATCTGTTAGTATAGATGATTTTTTGGCAGATCAAGATACTGACATTGAAGTAAGATTTTGGTATAATAGTGTTATCTATTGGAGTGGATTTGTCCTACAAGATGATTTTCAAGAAGTTTACGAAGATCAAAACCATATCCTTACGATTACAGCAGTAGAGGCATTAGGTGCTCTAAAAGATAGTCAACTATCTGATGATGGTGTAGAGATAGAGGTTAAAAAAACACCATTTGAATTAATAGAATATTGCTTACAAGATACTTCTAAGCCTCTTGTTGATTATACACTTATTAATAATTTGTATCATACAAGTATGACAAATACTTTACCTGATACATCTCTTAATCAATGCCTAATAGATCCAAGAACATTTGAAACTTCACCAAGAACTTATGAGGACTCATATACTGTTCTTGATAAGGTAAATGTTGCATTTAATCAAACTATATTTCAATATGAAAATAGATGGGTTATATTAAGATTAGAGGATTTATATACGAGCGGCAATTTAAGAGGTTATAGTACAATAAGTACAGTAACTACAACATTTAACAAAAGATTTGATATAGAAGTTGGCGAAAATAGTGAAGTCAAACCTATTGCACCACAAATGCTTAGGTTTATTAATCGTAAGCCAAAAGAGACTATTGTAACATTTAATTACGATAGACTTGCTGAAGTAATAAAAAATAGTTCATTTGCAAGAGGAGCATTAATTGCTACTTATCCTACTGAGAAATGGTACGAAATTAATAATTGGAGTGTATTAAACCCAACACATTTATCTCCTAAAAGAATTGAGGTATATGAATCAAAATTTGGAGCATTAGTTGAAAATTATATACAATTAGAGCCATTTAGTGCTATTGTAAGTGAGCAAGTTAGAATGAATGCTGGTGAAAACTTAAAGTTTTCTATTGATACTAAATATTTGACAGCATTATCAGGAGCAGCATTTACTGCAAGAATAATACTTGTTTCTGATACGTCACTAATATATACATTATCACAAAGTGGTAACTGGTCTTTGGCAAGTATTGTAAATGAGGAATTACAAATACCCTATGGTAATGATGTTTATTTAGATGAATGGAATACATTAGAAGTTGAATCTGTTTCTGCGCCAGAGAGTGGTCTTATAGAGGTACAATTATGGAACTTCCCAAGTGGGGTAGCAAATTATAGATTTTTTAAAAATATGCAATTTGAGATACTAAATAGAGTTGATGGTTTTTTTGAGGGACTAACTGGAATAGAAGCAAAATTTATAAAAACGCAAAACATAAAATTTAATAATAATTATGACTTATATCTTAATGATTACATATCTGAGTCTTATAAAGGTTTGATTTATCAGATGGATGGAGAAACCCCTACTGATTTTGAGTGGTATAGATATAGATTTAGTAATGAAAGGCAGTCGTTTAAAAAAGAAAATGCAATTACGCATTGGTCTCACGATAGGTATGATAGAGATAAAATAGATGCAAGTTTTTATGGATTAACTTGGAATGACGCTGGTACTGGAAGAACAATAGGATTATTGAATACAATAAAACTTGTTGATGATTTGCCTAACAAAATATTTTATATATCTAATCTAAAGGAAATAGATTTTTATAATGCAACTTGGGCTGCCACAATAGAAGAGGTTTGGGATATTGATAGGGATGCTGCTGCTGGTCCAAGTAGGTCATTAAGTTTAAATGTAAATACTGGTACTTATGCTGGTATAATTAATGTAAAATATTTGCCATCATCAAACCCTGATTTTGAGGTTACTGGTGATGATGAAATTATTTATAATGGTGCGCAGACAATTACAGAAAACCTAACTGTTACTGTAAGTGGAAATATTACCGCATACACTGGGGCAACACCAGTTTCGGTAGATTTTATTTTAAAGAAAAATGGAGTTGCATTAGAAACAAGAACAATATCTATCACTACGGCAGCTCCATTTTTTTATTCTATTAATTTATCACCAGCATCTACAACGGTCATAAATCCTAAAGATGTATTTGTAGTAACATTTTTGGCTACTCAAATAGGTAAAAGTATTGATGGGATACAATTTATTGGTGGTATATTTGAAGTTAGTTCATATAATATACCAAACGAACTTAATTACGATCCATATATAGAAAAATATCTTTTTAAATAATGGCAGATACATTAAAAGCAGAAGGGTTAGTTATAGCAGCTATGGACGGCAGTGGTAATGTCTATCCATTTGCTTGTGCTACTAATTCTAGTATAACAATAAGTGGTGAGACATTAGAGATAGCTACTATATCTAATAATGCATTTAGGTCATTTGTAAGTGGCAGACAATCATTCACAATTAGTGGGTCTGGACTTGCAAAAATGACTGAAACAAGTATGAATGGTATCAATTTTTTTGATAACTTTATAACTGGTACGAATACAAAATTTAAGTGCTTTTTAGACTTAATAGACAATCAAAACAACTATCAGTCTTATGAATTTTATGTAGTTATTACATCACTTACATTAGACTCTACTTACGGAACTTTTCCTACATACTCTTATACTTTACAAGGAGCAAGTCCTATAACTGATACACTTATTAGAGACCAAGATGTTGTGGCGAGTGGCAAAGTGACTGCTCCAGCTGGTAGTGAGCCAGGTGGTGTGTATAAACTTGTGGCGGTAGGTTATGGTGGTAAGTGGTACTTTAACTACTCAGTTACACTCGATGGTGCAACACCAGTTATTGTGCTTGGGGCGGCATTAAACGGAACAACTGTAACACATTGTTACACGGCAATATAAAATCAATAATTATGAAAGAAATGTTAGAAAACGTAAAGACAAGCCTTTTCGGAGCGGTAGCTGGTTTACCTATGAT